AAACAGGGGTGGAACAAAAAAAATGGGCGGAAAACGAAATACCTGTTGAAGTGATAAAAGAGGTGGAAAAAATTGTTGAGGTTTCTGTTGATAGAATCGTTGAAGTTGAAAAAATAGTTGAGGTACTTAAAGAAATACCTGTCGAAAAAGTTGTCACAAAAATAGAATATATTAGTGACAAAACAACTGAAAATGAACTTGGCGAAATAATTGTAAACTTGGAAAATGAAATGTTTAAAAAGAATGAAGAAATAGATGAACTTAGACGAAGTTTATACATTTCAAAAGGTAATGACAAAGCAAAACTACTTCAAGAGACATTACAAAATCTAAGAACTGAACTACAACAAAAGAACGAACAAATAAAACAATTAGAAAAAATAAACCGAGACCTTTTGAATGGTAACCAAAATCAGGCTTATCTACTCAGGGGATCAAATTTAAACAAACGAGTATGATAACAAAAGTTTTAGTATGGTTCATTATGAGTTATGGACTAATGAATATTATGGTTTACGGATCAATATTCCAAGGATTAAGAGATTTTTTAGGCCGATGGGCTAATAATGAATTATTACCATTACAACCAATAGGTAAATTTTTATCAGGATTAATTAACTGTCCACTTTGCTTTTCAACGTGGGGTGGATTTGTATTGTCCTTATTGATTTTTTCACCTACAAATCATATGTTCAACACACCAATTTCGTATTCTTGGTTTTTTGACGGTATTGTCTCAGCAGGGGCTGTATGGGCAATTAACGGAATAATTGAATGGTTTGAAGAAAATAGACCGAGTAATAATTAATAAAAAAAAATAAAATGGGTAAGAAGGCTAAAGAACACAGAGCAAAAGTTGCAAAAAGAAACGCAAAAATTAAACAACAAAAATCAGAAACGCAAAAAGCATTTGATCTTTTATTACAAGAACAATTGAATAAATTAAAAGATGATGAAATAAAGGTCGAAGTCCAAGGAAACGAAATAAATTATGAAGTTGTTGAACACAAAACTATCGATCACGCATTCAAATTTACACCAAATGAAGAGGAGTCAGCGAAAATTAACAAAGAATTTGAACCTGAGTATTATAGTACGGGTTATACAATTGAAGATAGAGAAATACCTACTGAAGAATAAAAATGGATTTATTTAATCCACTGAAATTATTTAACTACAAAATCATGATAAAAGATTTGGACTTTCCAAGCTTTAAAAATCCCATAATACAAGTTGTATGGGAAGATTTACCAGAAAACTTTACACAAGATAAAATCAAAAGTGTAAAACATTACTTCTCGAAAAAATACAACACCACAAATGTTAACGTTTTAACCAAAGCTAAAACGGTGCAAACTGATGAAATGCAATCTATTGATGTTTCAGTAAACATTAGTGATGCGAATTACCAATTGGATCTATTAAAGAACTTTATTGAGTCAAAAGGACATAAAGATAAGACTGATGATATTTTTGGGATCAACAAAATGGTTGAAAACAAAATGAATGGTGATGAGGAAAACCAATCTCAGTTTAAGAAGTGGTATATTAGAAACATTGAGTTCTCAAACTTTTTATCATACGGTGAAAATCAAAAATTAGATTTTGATAAATTAAATGGTATTGTGGTGGTAGAGTCAGATCCACCAAACTTCGGTGGTAAAACCGTATTGACGGTGGATCTTTTAATGTTCTTGTTCTTTAACGAAACAACAAAGACAACAAAGGCTGAAGAAATATTCAACAGATTTTCAAACAAAGACAAAGTTCATGTTAAAGGTGAAATCACAATTGATGGTGAAGAATATGTTATTGTTAGAAATATTGAAAGAAAGATGTCCAAGAAAGGTGAATGGAATGTTAAAACCGAATTAGACTTTTTTAAAAAACTATCTGACGGAACGTTATTAAACTTTACAGGAGAACAAAGAAGAGAAACTGAAGCTTTCATCAAAACCTCAATTGGAACCAAAGAAGACTTTTTAATGACCATTCTTACAACAGGATCAAACCTTGAAGAATTATTGGAGTCAAAACCAACGGCTCGTGGTCAGGTTCTATCAAGATTTATGGGTCTTGAGTTTTTGAAAAAGAAAGAGGAGGTTGCTAAAGAAATCTACGGAGAATTTTCAAAACAAAAGTTGTCAAACATATATTCATCTGAAGAATTGAAAAATGATATTACTACTCACGAAGAATCAATTGGGACACTTACAACTCAAATTGATGAAATTCAAAAAGAATTAACAAATGTTGAAGATGCAATTACGAAAGGTAAAAACTATCGTGATGACATGTTGAAAAAGAAACATACAAACATTGACCAAGAAATTAGTAGATTAAACCCAACCAACACTCAAGAAGAAATCAACACGATTGATTTTGAAAAGAAAGGTTACGTTTCTAAAATCAACGAACTTAAAGTAGTTGAACCAAGTGAGTTTTATCATGAGGACAAACACGATGAGGTTAAAGAACAATATAATGAGGTCTACAAAGAGATCGTTCAGATTGATACCGAAATTTCATCAATCAACAAATTGAAATCTGAAGTAGAAGGTGGAATCAAGTGTGAACACTGTGGTATTGAATTAATGAACGCAGCAATCACAAATGCTAAAATTGCAGAACTTGATGGATTAATCGTGCAAAAAAACACAAAAACGACACTTATGCAGGATTTATCCCGCAAAGAACAAAGTTTTGTTCAGTTAAAAAAAGAGTTTGATGAGTATGAAAAAAACAAACTTGTTAAAGAAAAGTATGAGATCTCAGTTGAAAGTTGTGATTTGAAAATAAGTGCGTTAAAAGACAAACTTAAAAGGTGGGAAGAAATCCAAGACAAGATCCAAGAAAATCAAAAGATTGACGGACAACTAATCAAGGCTGATTCAAGACTTGAAGAACTTGAAAGAGAAAAAACAAAAATAAATTCCGTAATTTCTGGTAACAAAGTTTCAATTACCTCGTTAAATGAAAAGATTGATAACAACAAAAAAATGATTGTTAAAATCAAAGAAGAAGAGGAAAAAGAAAAAATCTATAAGATATACTTGGAAGCTTATGGTAAAAATGGAGTTTCTAAAATCATAATGAAAACTATGATGCCGCTGATTAATTCAGAATTACAAAGACTTATGGAAGATTCTTGCTACTTCAAACTTGAAATCAGAATCAACGATAAGAATGAGGTTGAGTTTATGATGATTGATAACAGTACTGGTGTTGAAAAACTTATGACAAGTGGTTCAGGTTATGAAAAAACTATTGCTTCACTAGCTTTAAGATCGGTATTGACTAAGATCTGTACGCTCCCTACACCAAATTTGGTCGTGATGGACGAGGTGTTTGGTAAGGTGTCTCCCGATAACTATGATATGTTATACGAGTTCTTTATTAAAGTAAAAAATTACTTTGAGAAAGTGTTCATTATATCCCACTCTAACCTAATTAATCAGTGGGGAGAACACGTTGTTAAAATTCGTAAAGAAAATAATGTGTCAAAAGTTTTGTAATTTGAAATATTATTTGTAGTTTTGTTTTATGAGGGGAATGAACACATATAATTTGAATTGGGTAATGATTGCTCAAGGATTTGGTTTACCAATAGATAAAACTATTGAAATGTTTAACGATGGAAGAATGTTAGGTAGAATTGGAGAATTTTTACATCAAAATTCTAATAATGGTGTTAGAGAAAAAGAAAATTCATCTTTTGATGTTAAAGAAAAAAACAACAGTAAAAGTGAGATAAGAACTATAACTGACAAAGTTAGTTTTGCGTCATCTAAAGAAGTTGGTTTTGGTAGAAAAGTCACTGAAAAAGGATTCTCAGAAAAATTACTTTCTGTGGATCAGTTTGTACTTATAGATAAGAGATTAATTGAAGAAGGAATAATTAATACAATTGAATTAACTAAAGAGGATATTATGAAATTACCATTGGGTAAAAATAAATCAATTTCCTCCAAAAAATTTTTTGAAAAATATGATAGAAATAAATAAGATATACAATGAAAATTGTTTAGAAACATTGTCTAAAATACCCGATAATAATATTGATTTGACAGTCACTTCCCCCCCATATGATGACTTAAGAACATACAATAATCATATTACAGGAAAGAAAACTGAATTTAATGGATATTCTTTCGATTTTGAAAATATTGCCAAAGAACTTTATAGGGTAACAAAACCTGGTGGTGTTGTTGTTTGGGTTGTAGGTGATGGGACGGAAAAAGGAAGTGAAACTGGAACATCTTTTAGACAAGCCTTATTCTTTAAAGAACTTGGATTTAATATTCACGACACTATGATCTACATGAAGAATAATTTTTCGAATCCGTCCTCAAATCGTTACCATCAAATATTCGAATATATGTTCGTTTTTTCAAAAGGTAAACCGAAAACATTTAATTCAATTAAAGATAGAAAAAATGTGTATGGAGGCCAAGTTGGAAGTTGGGGTAAAAATACATCAAGACAAGTTGATGGGACTATGGTTGAGAGGAAAAAGAAAGTCATAGAAGAATATGGTCAAAGATATAATGTTTGGACATATAAAACATCAAAAAATGGTCAAGAAGATGAGATTGCGTACCAACATCCAGCAATATTCCCAATACAACTTGTAAAGGACCATATAATAAGTTGGACAAACCCAAATGATGTTGTCTTTGACCCATTTATGGGTAGTGGTACAACAGCAAAAGGTGCAATAGAAACACAAAGAAATTATATAGGATCTGAAATATCTGAGCAATATTTTAATATTTGTCTTGAAAGGGTGAAAAATTAGAACAAATCCCAATTTTATTAGTATATTTGTAGAACATTTTAAAAACAACACATGAATTACTTACTTTTTGTTTATTACGACAACACAGTTGAAAACTCAGAAATATCCACAAATGAAATTGCAAGTAGAATTGCAGAACAAATGACATCCAAGGAAGCGAAATTTATGTTTGGAGACAAACACGCAATATTTCACTTCGCATCAGACATGACAATCGATGAAATGGCAGGATGGATCAATATTATCAACGACGAACTTAATTGTTTTGAATATTTTCTAACACCCAAACCAAGAAGTTCAGCGTCCAACATGCCAAAAGACAACCTTGAGCACTTGTTGTCGTTAAAGAAAACCAAATCAAAAAACAAACCAACACCCCCAAAAATCAATTATGAATTCAAAGCATCAAAAGATGGCGAAATTTTTTTGGACTTATCAGATCTCATTATGAAAATAAAAAAACCACAGGTTTGTAACATGACACTTGACGAGTTACTTGATAAGATTAGCTTTCAAGGTATGGAGTCACTTACAGAAATAGAAAAACAAAAATTACAAGAGTACTCAAAATCAATCTAATTATAATATATGAAAGACAAAAACACGGGAGCACATATAAATCAAGAGGAAATACAACATTACCTAAAGGATATTCGAAAAATTAAGGTAATGACTGTAGAAAGAGAAAAAGAGTTGGCAAAAAAAATGAAGTCAGAAGAAACACCAACTTATGAACGAAGACGAATTGAGCAAGAGATCATTGAAGGAAATCTTCGTTTTGTAATTACGGTAGCAAAACAATATCAAAATCAAGGACTTGATTTGTCTGATTTGATTGCTGAAGGAAATTTAGGACTTATGAAGGCAATTAAAAACTTTGATTGGGAAAAAGATCTCCGTTTTATATCTTATGGTGTGTGGTGGATTAAACAATCGATCATTCAGTCTTTAAATGACAACGCAAGAACCATTCGACTACCGGTCAATGTGGTGCAGGATCTACAAAAGGCAAAAAAAGAGGTTGAGCAGTCAGGAAAAAAACTTGAGGACAAGTTTTCAACATTACCTTCAATAATCGATCTTGACATGAATATCAATGAAGAAGGTGATACTTTGTTAGATATGATTGAAAATAAAAATGCCGTTTTGCCTGACGCATTTTTTAATACCCAAGATATTCTTAAAGATAAGTTGATGACTCTTTTAGATGTCTTAGACACTCGCGAAAAAGTTATTGTTTGTGATTATTTTGGTTTGACGGGAACACCACGAACTTTAGAAGATATTGGAAGTGATTTTGGTTTAACAAAAGAAAGAGTTCGTCAGATTAAAGAAAAGGCTATTCGTCGACTAAGAAACGATTCTACAGAATTATTTGATTATTTATAAAATAATTTTTGGTGATTCAAAAAAAGAATTATTTTTTTAGTGACGAGTTAGATAATTGGTTTTGTGACTTTCCATTAAAAAATTTTCATAACCCTGTTTAGGTAGGGTTATGATGATTAAAAAATAGGGACATTTGCTAAATACGCAGAAATGTGGTGATCACCGTCTTATCCATACTCATACAAATGTATGACCAATTTCTTGATATGAAACCAATTAGGGTGGATTTTATTCCACCCTTTTTTATATTTCAAATACTTTAAATTTAATATTTATAAAAAAAAAACAAAATGAATAATAAATTATTATCATGGTTATTACTATTTTGTGCTCTTGGACTTTCATCTACAGCGGCATATTATAGTGTTTACGGACTCTCCATTATTTTCTCGGGCGTTGCAATTCCTGTTATTATTATGGGTTCTTTTTTGGAAGTTTCTAAAATTGCAATCGCAACTTATCTTCACGATAGTTGGAAAAAAACATACGGTATTTTAAAGATTTATTTAACAATCGCCATTTTGGTATTATCAATTTTGACCTCAATTGGTATATATGGTTTGTTAGCAACAGGGTTTCAAAAAAGTATTTCAGGACTCGAAATTAGTAACAAAAAAATTAATAATATTGAGGTAAAGAAAGAAAGATTTGAAAAAATAAAAGAAGAACACCAAAAAGAAAAAAAAGTTCTGAATGCAGATATTACCAATTTAAGAAATGCCCTCTCAACAAACACAACAACACAAACGATTGATAGAAAATCAGGACAAGTAATTACAAAAGCGAATGCTGGAAACAGAAAAGCGTTTGAAAAACAATTAAAAATTGCACAACAAAGTAAAGACACACTTTCGTCTAAAATTGACGCAATAAATGATAGTATTACGAACTTAGACATTCTCATTTTAGATATAACATCAAAGGAAATTGAAACAGGTGAATTGGGAGCAATAAAATATTTAAGTGAAATAACTGGATGGGATATAAAAAAAACCGCAAACTTTTTCATTCTAACTTTAATTTTTGTTTTTGATCCTCTAGCAATTGCTTTGGTTATTGCAACAAACCAAGCATTCAAAAATTATAGAAGAAGAAAAGAAGAAGAAAAAGAATACGAAGATATCGAAGTACCTGAAAATTTTTTTTATCTAATAGATGATATATCAAAATTCAGTTCCGAAACGCAAAAACAACAAGAGACACAAATAAATGAAAAGATTGTTGAAGTTCCTGTGGAGGTGATTAGGGAAGTTGAAAAGATTGTTGAAGTTCCTGTGGAGGTGATTAGGGAAGTTGAAAAGATTGTTGA